AGTTATGACTCTCGATGGAACCCAGAGTTGAAGCATTGGATAGTACCAGTAAACAATTTTACAAAGAGTAAGATCTTATATCTAATTAGCTCAAATAATTTTGTACCTGCAAGAGCAGTAGTAGAGAAAGGGGTTTCTTTTAGTTATGAAATTGAAGAGGAGAGATATGGTAAATTAGAGGCCTTATGTGGATTACAAGACTTCACATATAGTCCAAGAAAATATCAGCTAGAGGCCTTATCTTTTGCAGTTGATAAGAAGAGTTTAATTAATGGAGACGATGTTGGGCTAGGGAAAACTTTTGAGTCAATTATGTACACAGAAGTAATCTCTGCCTTTCCTTGCTTAGTTGTAGTACCAGCCTCTGTAAAAATGCAATGGGCTCAGGTATGGAAACAGATAACAAAGGGGAGAAGATCTATTTCGATTATTGAATCTATAGAAACTAAGAAGCATAAGAATAACTGGGATGCAGATGTAGTTATTATAAATTATGATATAATAGGTAAGAAACAGGGAACAGGTGCAACTGTAAAGTTTCAAGAGTTAGTCAAGACTAAGTGGAAGATGGGTATCTTCGACGAGGCTCATTTCTTAAAAGAGAAGAAGTCACAAAGAGCAAAGGCTGCTAAGATGATTACTAAGAGAGATATGATTATCCAACTACTCACCGGGACAGCAACAATGTCTAGACCTGTTGAGTTATGGAATCTACTTGTACTTGCTAAAAAGGATCACTTAATAGCTAAAGATTGGATGCAATTCGTTACAAGATATTGTGGAGGCTACAAAGGTAAATTCGGATGGGTTACGAGTGGAGCAACAAATATGCTAGAACTCAATCAGAAACTTAGAGAAACTTGTTATCTCAGAAGAGAGAAGAGAGATGTTCTAAGTGAGTTACCAGATGTTGAAACTGTTATACTCAGAACTCCAATTACGAACAGTAGAGACATTCAAAGAGCACTTACAGACTTCATAAAGTATATAAGAGAGATTAAAGGTGAGGAGGCAGCAGATAGTGCTATGGAAGCAGAACACTTGGTAGCACTTGGAACCTTGAGAATGCTGTCTATTGATGGTAAGTTAAAAGCTATAGAGCAATTCTTAAAGGATTGGGCAGTAGGAGGAAAGAAGTTAATAGTATTTGGTATTCACAGTGAGCAATTAAAATATCTTGCTGAGAAATTCAAATCTCCTTTAATTGCAGGTGGAGTTTCCTCAACACAGAAGCAGATAATTAAAAACAATTGGATAGCCTCAGATGATACTTTTCTATTTGGAAATATTGCCTCAATGGGAACAGGAGTAGATGGCCTACAGGATGTATGCTCTAATATGCTTATTACTGAACTGCCTTGGAGACCTTCAGACTTAGAACAAGTCATTGGAAGACTTGACAGATCAGGACAGAAGATATCTCCTACAGTAAGATATATGCTATCAGATGATACTATAGATTCTCAGATGTGGGAAATGCTTGAGGAGAAAGAGGCAGTAGTTGGAGCAGTGAATAAAGGAGTAGATATTCTTAAGACAGACTCAGGAATGAAGTCAGTAATGAAAAAGATTTTAAAGAAATCTAAGAAATAGTTTGTGGGTAAGATAACTTTAACTTATATTTACATATAATTAAAAGATAATAAGATGACAAAGTTAGATAGATATAATGAAGTGAATCCAATAAAAGATACTAAGATAGTTGAATTTAGTGGAGATACTTATAAGTTAGAGATCAGAGAGCTAAGTTATCATGTTATTATTAATGGTATAGAGAATAAGTCTTATAAGAGATTACCTACAGAACTAAAGAGATTTTTTGGAATATGAAAATTACTAAAAAGGCACAGAGAGAGTATTTGAGAAGTCAGTTAGAAACAAATTCAAAGTGGGCAAAAATAGCTCTACTGAGAATTTATGATAATCAGACTGAAGAGGAGCAGAGATGTAGAGATACAGCTGAAGCTAATGGAATTGGGTTCTCAGGCGTAGATGGAATGATCCTAAGCTCCTTTGCAATCCAATTACATACTAAGAAATACTTATCACCAAGACAGATGGTAATTCTGATGTCTAAGATGAAGAAGTATTGGAAGCAGATTCTTGAGATCACAGACATAGAGAAATTAAATTCACAAATAGAAAAGTTAAATTCATCTAAAATAACAGCAGCCTAATGCAAAAGATTCTTTTAATTGGTATCTCAAGCATTATATCACCTATAGCATTATGTGTTATGCAGAGAGAAGACATCATAGTTGAAACTGTACAAGTAGAAGAAAATCTAGATACATTTATATTCTCCGAAAGTAATCTAGTTACAGAGTTCCTAAGGTCTTCTTTTGAAGAAGTTGATATAATACCTGAGATTACCCAGATAGGAGTAGGTGGAGCTTCTTTCGATGCTTCAGTATTCCAATACTCATTGTCTAATAGACAGGTCTTTATTCCACCCTGATAAGACAGGATCTAAAAATTAGTATAGTAGATTAACCCGGAACAGTTAAAAATTAACAAAGAAATTTTAAATTATAAAATTATGAAGAAACTATTTTTAAGTTTAGTTCTATTACTGGCTATCAGTTTTAGTACTCAAGCCTTTTCATTCGATATCCAGGAGGGTATAGATGTAGGTATCGAACAAGCTACTAATGATATTGAGAATGTAGTATTATCTATTTCTGTTATTACAGAGACTTTAGATCAGAATACTTTAGAGACAAACTCAATCGACTCTCACTCTAATATAGTAAATAGGCAGAGTCTTATATTATTTGTAATTAGTAAAAAAGTATTAGATAATCTCATTAAGAAGAGAGACTATATTACATATATTACATATAATAAATATCTAAAAAATTCAGAAACTAATATAGATAGACTTATTAAGAGCAACAAGATTGGTAACTCTTTCTTCTATATCTTGAGATCTGCATAAGTTACTATAAAAGAGATAAATATATCAAAAACCCAAATATTAAGTTATTTGGGTTTTTTCTTTTTTAATCAATATCTTCTCTATATATTTACAGAATAAATAAAAATAAAGAAAATATGAAAAGAAGAATATCTAAGATAACAGGTCTACGTGCTGCAATAGTTATACTTGTATTAATAAACTCTTGTAGAACACAGTCAGTCTTAAAGGACCAGACAACAGATTTAGAGAGAGAGTACAGAGGGCCTCAGCTAACACCTCAAGTACCTAATTTCAATCAATTCAGAGAAGCAGTAGGCTTCAGAGAATCTTCTAATAACTATTCTGCTATCAATAGATTTGGATATATTGGAAAGTATCAGTTTGGAAAGTTAGCATTAATTGATCTTGGTATAAAGGATCAAAATAAATTTCTTCAGAATCCAAGTATTCAGGATGAAGCATTCTTAGCTTTATGCAGAATCAATAAGTACAGATTAAGAGAGTCTATTAGAATTTATGTAGGCAAGGTTATAAATGGAATATCTATCACAGAGAGTGGCTTACTAGCATCTGCACATCTAGTCGGATCTAATGCAGTAAAAAGATATCTATCCAGCAATGGACAAGATATTATCAGAGATGGAAACCAAGTATCAATAGAAGAGTATTTACATTTATTCAGAGGGTATGATTTAGAGATAGAGGCAGAAAGAAATATTAATTTAGCAGTATAAAGAATGAGAATCAATATTATTAATCCAAAGTACCTTACAGATAATCATCTAATTGCTGAGTATAGAGAGACAAAGATGTCAACTTATAATTATGTAAGATCAAAAAACTCTAAGAATGGAATCGATAAGAGTAGGATTAGCGAAAGATATACACTGAATAAAGGTCACGCCTATATGTGGTATAATAAGTTTGGATATATAAGTAAGAGATTCAATGCATTAGTTGAGGAAATGAGAAACAGAGGCTTCCAAACTAATTTTATAGAGCTAAATTTTAATGGAATAGACAGTGATGCCTTTGGAGATTTTACTCCCAATCAGGCAGATATAAGAATTAATCTAGAGAGAGTTCTAGAGAGAATATCATTACAACCAGAGTGGTATAAGTATTATGGTAAAAATATAGAGGATTGGAATAGTTTTTATGAAGATCTCTTCAATAAGGAAAAACTATGAAAAAGGATATTTTAGCCTATACTGATGGAAGTGCAGTTGTAGCAGGAAAGAATAAAGGGAATGGTGGATTTGGAACATATTTTCCAGATCTGTTTGGAGAAAGAAGAGCCTTTTCATTAGGGTTCAAAGAGACAAAGACAGGTGAGATGGAAGTAATGGCACTACTATATGCTATTAAAACTATGCCTATAGCCTACTCAGAGCCTGTTAGATTAATAGTTTACTCAGATAGTGAGTATGTAGTAAAATCATTCACAGAGTATCGCTTAGAGAGATGGATAGATGCAGGTTGGAGAAATTCATCAGGTATAGTAAAGAATCTAAAACTTTGGAAGAAGATTGTAGAAGAGCTAGATAAGAGAAAGAGTTATATGAACTTACAGATGAGACATATTAGATCCCATCAGGTAGAGAAGAGCAAGAATATATTTGAGAAGAAGAATTTATTAAAAGACCCCAATATCCAGGGTAATATGGTTGCAGATAGATTAGCAGATTACAAGAGACATAAAGAATTAATATAAAAACTAGAAAGAATGAATAGTGAGATTAAGAGTATGAGTAATGGAGATTTTATGGTAATTAATAGAGACTCTAAAGAACCTAAAGAACCTAAAAAATTAGAATTTCCAAATCTAGAGGGAGAGTTATCAGGTAATACTAATAGATTAATTTTACAAGCCAATTAAAAAATATACCCCAGTAAT